CGTTAGAGATCAAGCCTATCCAGCAGAGATACAGTTTGCTATTCAGCAAAACGATGAGGCTATAACAAACAACGGCCGCATGGCCATAACTTTTTTAGATGATAGTACGGTCCGACTGACCGAGCACAGTCAGCTCATTGTAGACGAGTATATTTTTGATCCAGATCCTTCTAAGTCTAAAATGGCTATTACTTTCGGACTTGGTACAGCTAGGTTTATAACTGGCAACCTAAACCGTATAGATAAGCAAAACATAAAGCTAAAAACACCGACTGCAAACATCGCGATTAGAGGAACAGATTTTTCGGTTACGGTGGACGAATTGGGCAAAAGCCTTATAGTATTACTTCCAGATGCTTTGGGTTTATCAAGCGGTGAGATTGAAGTAATTACTGCTACAGGATCTGTTTTATTAAACAAACCGTTTCAAGCAACAACTATTTCGGTTTTTGAAAGCAATCCAAGCAAACCAGTAATATTAGATCTTAGTTTAGAAATGCTTGATAACATGCTTATCGTTACGCCACCAGAAGAAAAAGAACAAATAAGCGATGCACAAGTATCTGCAAAACAAAACAATGTTTTAGATTTTAATGACTTAGATGTAGATTACTTGGCAGAAGATTTTTTAGGTGGTGACGATTTAGCTTTTACAGAGCTAGATATAAACTACTTAGACGTTAATTTTTTAGAAGATATGCTTAATGTTTTAGATGCTTTAGAAGTGCAAGAGGAAGAGGATCAACTACAGCAAGCTACTGGTATCAAGATTGCTGGTACAGCAATAGGCCAGGACACAGAAACGCAGATCACAACTATTGTTACAGGCCAAATTGTAAGTTTGCGAAGGAATGTTAGCGGCTCTGCGCGTATTGATATAGACGGCAGTGGATCATATACCGTTATCTTTATACAAGATGGTAAGTCAAATGTTGTTAGAGTAAATGGTGGATCTGACTCTACTATAAAAATAACCCAGAGTAATTAATGAAAAGACTATTGTTACCTATACTTATAATACTAATTTTACCTTTGGTGTTTCAATCAACACCGACAGAAATACTAAAACTTAAAATATTTGATGCGCTGGTTGCAGAACAAGAACCTTCTGGTAACTTTGTTGTTTTAAATATTACAGAAGAAGATGTAGCAAAAGAAGGTGGCTGGCCCTTTCCGCGTCAAACTCTCGCACAAATACAAATAGATCTTATTAACGCAGGAGCTATTGGAGTTGGATGGGTTATAGCTTTTCCGCAAGCAGACAGAATGGGTGGTGATGAGGTTTTTGCAGAAACACTCGGATATGCACCTTCTGTGTTAGCAATGTTTGAAAACGACAATGGTAAATATCCAAAAACTACAGGAACAATAATAAAAGGCAATGACGTCGGTGGTATGCTTACTCCAGGTGTAGTACAAAATATCAACATACTACAAAATAATGCAAATCAAGGTATAGCTACTGCACCAGTTGACATAGACAACTTGGTAAGACGAATACCATTATTATTAAAAACACCAGACGGCTATGTTTCTTCTTTTGGCACAGAAGTTTTAAAAGTATTAACTGAAACCAGAAGCTATATTATTACCACGAATGAAAATGGCATACAAGAAATTGCAGTCAGAGGATTGCCACCAATACCTACAGATAATTTTGGAAGAAAATGGATCAGCTGGGTAAAAACACCAGAAACAAATTTAGAAGAAATGAATGTTGCTGGTAAATTTGTATTTATCGGAATTACCGCCGCAGGAATCCAACCACAAATTGCAACTCCAGTCGGTTTACTAGAACCTCACAAGATTCAAGCAGCATTATCTGAGTCAATCTTGATACAAAACTCTCCACAGGTCCCAGATTGGCATCTAGCGGCCGAAATTTTAATTTTTGCAATATTTGTGTCGCTGACATGGCTTGTAATCAATTATCTCGGTATAACCAAGGGTGTAAGTATGGCTGTAATTTTGTTAAGCACAGCGGCTTTCTCAGAGATTTTTAGCGTTCAAAAAGGTTATTTAATCGATTTTTCATGGACTTTTGTATCACAGTTCATTACAGGCTCTATTGCCTTCTATCTAAACTTTAGAAAACAGTTTAAATTACGTCAACAAATCAAAAAACAATTTGAACATTATTTGGATCCAAGACAAGTAAAGCAACTCCAGGACAATCCAGATCTACTTAAACTCGGTGGCGAAAAAAAATATTGCACATTTTTATTTACAGATCTTCGTGGTTTTACATCTTTGAGTGAAAAACTGCCACCAGAAGAAGTCACCGACATAATGAATAAAACTTTAACGGTCCAGGTAAACGCTGTGCAAAAATTAGGCGGTATGACAGATAAATTTATTGGGGACGCAGGCATGTTTATATTCGGAGCTCCTTTAGATCTTGAAGATCACGAAACTAAAGCAGTCCAGGCTGCAATGGATATACAAGCAGGTATTACAGAGCTCAATAAAACTTTATCTACACCAGTCCAGGTGGGCGTTGGAACCCAATCTGGATTTGCAGTGATTGGAAATATGGGATCGGATACTCGGTTTGATTATTCGGCAATCGGTGATCCTGTAAATACAGCTGCAAGATTAGAGTCGGCAACCAAAGAAGTTGGTGTAGATATTTTAATTGGGCAAGAAACTGCAAAAAATTGCAAACTTGTGTTAAAGTCTCTAAAACCTATTAAAGTAAAAGGTAAAAAAGACGAACTTAAGATATGGACGGTATAAATGAGTAAAGTATTATTTGGTGTAATAGGAGTTCTTGTTTTGGTTAGTGGTTTTCTCTACACGCAGAATAAAAATCTTGTAAGTATTAACCAAGCGTATGAATTACGAGACGTTGAACAAAAACAAGCAATAGAATCTTTGCAAAATGATTTTGCATTACAAACACAGGGATTGATAGATTTACAATCTAAAACTCAAGTAATTCAAAATGAAATGAACAGATATTTAGATATTTTCAAAAGACATAACCTTACAAAATTAGCTGCTGCAAAGCCAGGGTTAATAGAACCAAGAGTTAATAAAGCCACTAAGGAGGTATTTGATGGCATTGAACAAGACAGTCGCAGTATTGACAATCTTGATGATGGCTTGCAGTTGCAGTCTGATTCCAACTAAAAAGGTTGAAATAATATCAAAGCCTGTTGAACGTACAATTGTTCAACCAATATTGCCGAGAGAAATAGATTTAAAAGAACCCTATTGGTATGTAGTATCTGCACAAAACTTAGATGAATTTTTGTTGCAAATAGAAAAAGACCAAAGCCAGGTTGTTTTTTTTGCAATGTCTGTGCCCGATTACGAACTTATGGCCTACAACATGCAAGAACTAAAAAGATACATAAATGAACTAAAAGAAGTTGTCGTGTATTATAGAAAAGTAACAATAAAACAGGAAAAAGAAAATGAGTAAAGCACCAGATGCCTTTGTATATAATTGCCAATTAGATCGCGTGATCGACGGTGACACTTTTGACTGCATAATCGACCTTGGTTTTGATGTCAAATTACACAAACAAAGAGTACGTTTAAGCGGTATAGATACTCCAGAATCTAGGACTAGAGATTTAGCAGAAAAGAAACTAGGCCTTGCTGCAAAGGAAAGATTAAAAGAACTATGTGTCGGAAATTTTAAAATCAAATCACTTGGCAAAGGAAAGTACGGCAGAATATTGGGGATTCCTTATGATGAAAATGGTGAAGATATTTGTAAAATACTTATTAAAGAGGGCCATGCGGTCGAATATCACGGTGGAAAAAAAACTAAAGTCTGGGGAGACTATTAATATGAAAATATCACAAGAAGGTTTATCGTTAATTAAAAAGTTTGAAGGATGCGAATTAAAAGCATATCACTGCGCCGCAGGAGTTCCTACAATCGGGTATGGATCTACTCATGGTGTATCTATGGATATGGAGATTACTCAAGAAAAAGCTGACGAATTGTTAATGGAAGACGTGGCTAAGTTTGAAGAAGCTGTCACCAAAGCAGTAAAAGTTCCCTTAGAGCAAAATCAATACGATGCTTTGGTTTCCTGGACTTTTAATTTAGGGCCATCAAATTTGAGTAGTTCAACCATGCTGCGTGTTTTAAATGAAAAAAAATATGACGAAGTTCCAGCACAAATTAAACGCTGGAATAAGGCTGGCGGGAAGACACTCCAGGGACTTATTAGAAGAAGGGATGCGGAAGCCTTACTATTCGAGGGTAAGGAATGGCACGAAGTATAGCGATATGTAATACTACACCTAGGCGTAATACGCTTAGAGCTGAGTTGCATAAAATATCGTCGCTACCTTGTTTCTCAGCTCGTTTATGAGTGAAGTATCTTTTAAAGATTTTGATATTTTATCTGAGCAAGATAAGGCTGAGGCTGTTGCCTTATTGCATAGATATGATCAATTAGAAAAACAAGATGGTTGTCAACAAGACTTTATAACTTTCATAAAACACATGTGGCCCGACTTTATTGAAGGATCCCATCATAAAATTATTGCTGAAAAATTCAATAAAATTGCCGATAACAAACTTAAAAGATTAATAGTTTGCCTACCGCCTAGACATTCAAAGTCTGAGTTTGCATCAACTTTTTTTCCTGCTTGGATGATGGGCAGACGTGGTAATCTAAAAATTATACAAACAACTCATACAGCTGAACTAGCTGTTAGGTTCGGCCGTAAAGTAAGAAACATAATAGACAGCGAAGATTATCAACATGTTTTTCCAGATCTCCAACTACAAGCAGATAACAAATCAGCTGGCCGTTGGACAAGTAACCAAGAAGGTGAGTTCTTTGCAGCTGGTGTTGGTGGTGCTATTACAGGTCGTGGTGCGGATCTATTGATTATTGATGATCCACATTCAGAACAAGATGCGCTATCCCCGAAAGCATTAGAATCAGCTTACGAGTGGTACACATCTGGTCCAAGACAGCGTTTACAGCCTGGTGGAATTATTGTGATAGTAATGACTAGATGGAGCACAAAAGATCTGGTTGGTAAAGTATTAAATAAACAAGGCGATGAAAATGCTGATCAGTGGGAAGTCGTTGAGTTTCCTGCAATCTTGCCAGATTCTGAAAAACCTTTATGGCCAGAGTTTTGGAAAAAAGAAGAACTGCTGGGTGTTAAAGCATCTTTACCTATATCTAAATGGAACAGTCAGTGGATGCAAAATCCAACAGCTGAGGAAGGATCTATAGTCAAAAGAGAATGGTGGAATAGATGGGAAGACGCAGATGTGCCATCGTATTCTTATGTAATACAAAGTTATGACACAGCTTTTTCTAAAAAGGAAACAGCCGACTATTCAGCTATAACAACCTGGGCAATATTTAACAGAGGTGACGAACAGAACGATGAAATCATACTTTTAGATGCAAAAAGAGTAAGGTTTGACTTTCCAGAGCTTAAAAAACTTGCCCTAGAAGAATACAGATACTGGGAACCAGATTGTGTTTTGATTGAAGCTAAGGCTTCTGGTACACCGCTTACACATGAACTCAGACGTATGGGTATACCTGTTACTTCATACTCACCGAGTAGAGGACAGGATAAGGTAGCCAGGATGAATAGTGTTGCACCTATATTTGAGTCTGGAATGGTATGGGCACCAGAAGATGATTTTGCAGAAGAGGTTATTGAAGAAATGGCATCATTTCCGTTCGGTGATTATGACGACTTTTGCGATAGTGCTACAATGGCTTTAATGCGTTTCCGTCAAGGTGGTTTTATATCATTACAAGAAGACTACCAGGATGAAATTAAGTTACTAAAAAAGAACAGGACGGTTTATTATTAAGACATACGCAACAACTTTTGAGTGGGATGGTGTTGAATATTCTGGACCACTAATACATGCAAAAGATTTTACACAAGCTAAAATCATAGCAGAATACCACGGCCTTTTGATTGATGGCGAATTAGAGGCTATTATAGGAACAGAAGTGGAGCTGAAAGCAGATCCACGAAACAAGGTGTTACATTAATTATGGCTATAGATAAATTAGGAACAAACGAAGATCCAGATATAAAAGTCCAAGGATCTTCTGTAGAAATCGTACCAGATACTACAAGAGACGAACAAATTGCAGCAGCAGCACAAATTTTGGTTGATGATGAAGAAATACTTTTAGACCAAGAAATACAACAAGAGTTGGCACCACAAATGAGTTTTGATGCTAATTTAGTAGACTTTATAGATGAAATCACACTTGAAAAAATAGCAAGCGATTTACTTAGCTCAATTAGAGGCGATAAACAATCAAGATCTGAATGGGAAAAAACATACACAGATGGACTCAAATACTTAGGTATGAAGTTTGATGAAACAAGATCACAGCCTTTTGAGGGATCCTCTGGTGTGGTGCACCCAATTTTGGCAGAAGCTGTAACTCAGTTCCAGGCACAAGCATATAAAGAAATGTTGCCAGCAAAAGGACCAGTAAAAACAGAAATCATTGGCGCTCGTACTATTGAGACTGAAAATCAAGCTGAACGTGTCCAAGAGTTTATGAATTATTACATAATGAATAAAATGGATGAGTATGATCCAGAACTTGATCAAATGCTTTTTTACCTTCCACTAGCTGGATCTTGTTTTAAGAAAGTCTATTTTGATTTAGTTTTAAATAGAGCTGTATCTAAATTTATAGCTCCAGAGGATCTTATTGTTCCTTATGAAGCAGCTGACATGAGTTCAGCCGAAAGAATTACACATTCTATAACTATGTCTGCGAATGAAATTAAAAAACAGCAAGTATCTGGTTTTTATGCAAATGTCGATATAGGATCTGGCGGTATATCAGAAGATATGAGCGATATAGACGAAGCAATTGATGAAATACAAGGCATATCACCTTCTTATAAAGAAAACAGAAACAGAACCGTTTATGAAGTACACACTGTTTTAGACATAGAAGGCTTTGAGGATATTGATCAAGAAGGAATGTCAACTGGCCTTAAATTACCATATATAGTAACTATTGAAGAAGACTCAGAGCAGGTTTTATCTATAAGAAGAAACTATGTAGAAACAGATCCATTTAAAAATAAAATTAATTATTTTGTACAGTATAAGTTTTTACCTGGACTTGGTTTTTATGGGTTAGGTTTGTCACACATGATCGGAGGACTTTCAAAGGCCTCTACATCTATTTTAAGACAACTTATTGATGCTGGAACACTAGCTAATTTACCTGCTGGTTTTAAGGCAAGAGGCATGAGGATTCGAGACGAGGACGAGCCATTGCAACCAGGTGAATTTAGAGATATTGATACCACAGGTGGATCTTTAAGAGAAAATTTAATACCGCTACCAATAAAAGAGCCAAGTAATGTTTTAATGCAGTTACTAGGTATTTTAGTAGATTCTGGCAAGCGCTTTGCTGCTATAGCAGACATGAATGTCGGTGACATGAATCAAGCTATGCCAGTAGGCACGACTGTAGCTTTGTTAGAACGTGGCACCAAAGTTATGAGTGCTATTCATAAAAGACTACATTACGCACAAAGAATTGAATTTGGTTTATTAGCAAAAGTATTTAGTGAGTATTTACCTCCTGTTTATAACTACCAAGTAGGTTCGGGACCAGGTGAAATAAAACAACAAGATTTTGACGATAGAGTAGATATAGTACCAATCTCGGATCCTAATATTTTTTCACAAAGCCAAAGAGTTACTTTAGCTCAAGAACTTTTACAAATGGTGCAATCAAACCCAGAAATACATGGTCCTTTAGGTATTTATGAGGCTTACAGAAGAATGTATGCAGCTCTCGGTGTAGACAATGTTGATGCTTTGTTACAACCACCGCCAGATAATACGCCGAAACCACAGGATGCAGGTTTAGAAAATGCTGGTTTATTGATGGGCCAACCTGCCCAGGCTTTTCCAGAACAAAATCATCAAGCGCATTTAGATACGCACAAAAGTTTATTTTTAACTACTATTGTAAAAGAAAGTCCGCAGGTGCAAGCGCTTATAATTTCTCACTGTATGCAACATTTACAATTTATGGCCATGCAACAAGCACAAGAACAAATGCCACCAGAAATACAACAACAAATACAACAAATTCAAGGACAAATGCAACAAGTTTCTCCAGAGGAAGCGCAACAAATCCAACAACAAATACAAATGGTTACAGAACAATTTAGTGCTCAGATTATGGCTCAACTAGCTAACGAGTTCTTGCAATCCATTGGTATGGGATCTGGTGAGGATCCGTTAGTGGATATAAGAAACCGTGAATTAGATCTTAAAGATAAAGAACTTAATATGGAATCTGACCAGTTTGTAGCCAAACAAGGTCAAAGACAGCAAGAAAAAATGATGGACGGACAATTGCAACAAGAAAGGATAAATGTGCAAAAAGAAATAGCAGATGATAAACTTGGAGTTGCTTTAGATAGACTTAAACAAAATGCTGATTTAAAGTTATTTGAATTAGAAAATAAAATTCGAGGAATATTATGACAACATCTTACAAATTAGAAGCACAAAAAAAATTAAAAGCTGAAAAAAAACAATTGCGTGAGCAAGAAGCCATGGAATTAAAACAACAACAAGAGGCAGAAGATAAAGCACACCAAGAAAATATGGCTAGAATTAAAAAAAAGATAGCAATTATTAATGGTGAGGCACCTGTAGAAGAAAAAAAAGTTGTAAAAACAACAACAGCTGTAAAAAAAACAACAGTAAAAAAACCAGTTGCAAAGAAAAAAACAACAACCAAAAAAGCAACAAAGAAAAAAACTAAATAGATTATGGATGAAATAGCTGTTATAGACAGTATCAAAAAATCAATCTCCCAAAGAGAACAGCAGATACAAGAAACTTTAATGTCTGGTGGACTAAAAGATATTGAACATTATAAATATTTGCAAGGAGAGCTCAGTGCTTTATACTATATTGCAAACGAAATAAGTGATATGGGAAAAAATATATGACGAATATTAAGGAAAATAACGTAATGGCTAAAAAGGTAGCAGAAGCATACGTTGAACCAGACTCGGTGGTTTTAGATCCAGAAAAATTAGATCAATCAATTTTGGATCGTATGCCGCAACCAACTGGCTGGAGAATGTTGGTGCTACCATACGCAGGTAAAGCCAAAACAGAAGGCGGAATCATTCTTACAAAACAAACAACAGATCGTGAAGCCTTATCAACAGTTGTAGCTTATGTGGTTAAAAAAGGACCTTTAGCTTATAACAACAAAGAAAGATACGGAGATTCACCCTGGTGTGAAGAAAAGCAATGGGTTTTAATCGGACGCTACTCTGGTTCGAGATTTAAACTTGAGGACGGTGCAGAGGTTCGCATTATCAACGATGATGAAGTGATTGCCACCATACTTAATCCAGATGATATAGTGAGCTTATGACGATACAAGAACAAAATCAAATTCAACCAGAGGTTGAGGATATTGAGGTAGAAGTTACTGAATCACAAGAGGTTTCTAATGAGGCTTCAAGCGACGACGAACTAGAAAATTACACTAAAGGTGTATCAAAAAGAATAAACAAACTAAATGAGAGAAAAAGAGCTGCCGAAGAAAAAGCAGCTGCACTAGAGGCTGCTTTACAGCAAAGAGAACAAGAAGTGCATGCTTATTACAACCAAGCAGTTCAATCTCAAAATAGTTTATTAGCAAAAGAAGAAGAAACCATTAATTTAAAAGAGCGTGAAGCTAATGAGTTGTATAAAAAAGCTCATGGTGCAGGCGATGCTGAACTTATGTCAAAAGCTGACAGTTTAAAAAATGAAGTTTCTATTCAAAAAGAAAAAGTAAGAATTGCAAAACAGAGATCTGAACAGACTTACGCTCAGTCACAGCAAAATTACTATCAACAACCTGTGCAAGAACAACAGGCCCAGGTACAACCAACGCAAGAGGCTTTAGAGTGGAAGTCAAAAAATAATTGGTTTGGTGAAGAACCAGAGGCTACACAATACGCTCAATATACCCATGTAAATTTGGTTAATGAGGGTTTTGAGCCAGATTCAAATGAATATTATAACGAGTTAAATAATAGAGTTTATAAAGTTTATCCAGATCTTAGATCTGATAATGCTGAACAAAGTGAGGGCAGGCCCGCTGTGCAAAGAGTCGCCTCCACTTCCCCAGGAAGTCGGCAAAAAACACAAGGCAAAAAGAACGGTGTGCAATTTTCAAAAAATGAAGTTGACAGACTCCGTGGACTAAAGCCACATGGCATGACAGAAGATGCCTGGCTAAAATCCGTTGCTAAAGAAAAACAACGCATTGCATCTAGGGAGGCAAAATGACAACTGAAAAAGAAATAACACAAACCAGAAATTCTCGTGAGTCCGAGCAGCACGCTAAAAATACTCGTAGACAACCATGGCGACCAGTAAGAAAACTAGAAACACCTCCACCACCAGAAGGATACGAATATCGTTGGATAAGAGAATCCATGCTTGGTCAAGAGGATAAAGCTAACGTAAGCAGAAGAATTAGAGAAGGATGGGAACTCGTAAGAGGAACCGATCTCCCTAGTGAATTTTCTTACCCTACAGCTGACGAAGGAAGACATGCTGGTCTTGTTTATAGTGAAGGCTTGCTATTAGCAAAAATACCTACCGAAACCAAAGAAGAACGTAATGCTTATTACGAAGATCAAACCCGTCTTAAAAAAGAGGCTTTAGACAATAATATGTTTACAGAATCCAGAAGAGATGGCAGGTACGTTAAGTATGATGCAGATAGAAAGTCTAATGTTACTTTTGGAAAAAAGTAATTAAAATAGGAGAATATAAAAATGGCTAATAAAGATAGCGCATTTGGATGTAAACCTGTTCGCATGATGAGCGGAGCACCCTATTCTGGTGGACAATCCAGATATAGAATTGCTAGTGGAGCAACAACACCAATATTCCAAGGAGACTTGGTAACGCAGCTTACTGCTGGTGTTATTGGAAGACACGCCGCATCTGGTACTGTTCCGATTGTCGGAGTATTTAACGGTGTTTCTTACACTGATCCAACATCTGGCGAACAAGTCTTTAAAAACTACTATCCAGGGAGCATTTCTGCTTCTGATATAGTAGCTAGTGTGATTGATGATCCTAACGTAGTCTTTGAAATACAAGCAGATGCCGCTTTTCCAGTGGCTGATCTGTTTGGTAATTTCGAGATTGTTGAAGGTTCACCAGTCGGAAGCACAGCGTCTGGGATTTCAAACCTAGAGCTAGACGTGACTACTGGAGCTACTACAGCTACATTACCACTGAAAGCACTGGATATTTCCCAGGATCCCGATAACGATGATGTTGCATCATCAAATACTAACGTCCTTTGTGTCATACAGAATCATATCTGTGGACAAAAAGGTGCTGGTTTAGCATAAGGAGGCTAACAAATGGCAATTTCAAGAGCACAATTAGCGAAAGAGCTAGAGCCTGGTCTAAACGCACTTTTTGGGATGTCCTATGATTCCTACGAGAGAGAATATGAAGATATTTTTGTTATCGAGGATTCAAATAGAGCATTTGAAGAAGAGGTCTTAGTAACTGGATTCGGTTCCGCACCACTTAAGTCTGAAGGACAAGGGGTTCAATTTGACAACGCATCTGAAAGTTACAGTGCACGTTACACGCATGATACGATTGCGTTAGCGTTTGCTTTAACAGAAGAAGCAGTTGAAGATAACCTTTACGATTCTTTAGGTAAAAGATACGTTAAAGCATTAGCAAAATCTATGGCTAACACCAAAGAAGTTAAAGGCGCTGATGTTTTAAATAATGCTTTCTCATCTAGCTTCACAGGAGGCGATGGAGTATCACTTATTAACACTGCCCACACACTATCTGGTGGTGGAACAGCTGCGAACAGAGCTACTACTATGGCTGACTTAAATGAGGCTTCA